TAAAACCTCCCGTCAAATCAGGGGATAATCCCCGTAGAGCAAGTTTCTTGGCTCGAATGGGCAACATGGATGGCCCTGAGTTCAAGAATGGTGAACCAACGAGACTGCTTCTTTCGCTAAAGGCATGGGGTGCAAACTCCAAAGCTGACGCAAAGGCAAAAGCTAGAGCAATTTCCGCAAGGAACAAGGCAAAGGCGAAATGAGAGCATTATCAGTTGGTTTTAGTCCCACAGCGGCAGTAGACACAACAGTCTATACCTGTCCAAAGGGCTATTACGCTAAATTCACTGTAATGTATATACACAATACAGGTGGCTCTACCAAGCATATAACTGTTCAATGGTATGACGCAAGTGCTAATTCTACGCTTGATATATTGACTGCTCTTGATTTCAGCACTAAAGAATATTTGCAGTTTGATGGCAATGCCTACATTGTTTTAGAAGAAGATGACAAAATAAAAATAACTACTCAGTCGGGAAGCACATTCAGTTTTATCGCCACATTTGAACAAGAAGGGTTGGCAAGAGCATGACACTACTAGAACTTGTCAACGATGTGTTGATTCGCTTGCGTGAACCCGTTGTAACCACTTTCAACGAAACCACCTATTCCACTTTAGTTGCAAAGTTTGTGAACGATGCAAAGCGTCAAGTTGAGGATTCTTTTGGTTGGAATTCTTTGGGGCAAACCATTACTGTGACTACTGTGGCTTCAACCCCATCATATTCACTCACTGGTGCTGGTCAGAAGTTTCAGGTGATGGATGCCATCAACACAACCAGTAATGTTGGTTTGACTAACATCACATTTGTGGACATGAACCGCAAACAGAACTTCTTGCCCCTCGTCAACTCAATTCCAACAGAATTTACCTTTGATGGCATAGATGGTTCTTACAACACCAAAGTCAGTTTGTTTCCAATTCCTGATGGCGTGTACACACTGAAATTCAGTCTGACAATACCCCAGGCAACTTTGGCATCTGATAGCACTGTTGTTCTTGTGCCTGATGTAGTTGTTGCTCAAGGTGCGTATGCCAGGGCATTGGTTGAGCGTGGTGAAGATGGTGGACTGTCTTCATCAGAGGCATACACATTATTCCGATCCATGCTCTCCGATTACATTGCTTTAGAGGCAAATCGGTATCCAGAAAATCAGCAATTTGTAGCAACATGAGCCAACAAATCCAGACCTTTTCTGTATCGGCTCCAGGCTTCTTTGGACTGAATACACAGGACTCTCCGCTTGATTTAGCGGCTGGATATGCTGCGATTGCAACAAACTGCGTGATTGACCAATACGGGCGCATTGGCTCTCGCAAAGGCTTTTCAAGGGTTAACGCAGCCTCTGGCAACCTTGGCGCTAACGACATCAATGTTTTGCACGAATTGGTGCAGACTGATGGCAGTTTAACTGTACTGTTTTCGGGCAACAACAAGCTGTTTAAACTGAGTACAACAAACACAGTAACAGAGTTGACCTATGGTGGCGGTGGGACTGCCCCAGTGATTACGGCAACCAATTGGCACTGTGCATCTTTGAATGGCATCACATATTTCTTTCAGACGGGTTTTGATCCACTGATCTATGACCCTGCTGTAAGTCTCACCACATTTAGGCGAGTAAGCGAGAAAACTGGTTATGTTGCGACTGCTCCCCAGACCAACATTGTTATCTCTGCCTATGGTCGCTTGTGGACTGCTAGTAGCACTTCTGACAATGTAACTGTCTTTTTCTCTGACTTGCTGGCAGGGCACATCTGGTCAACAGGAACTGCTGGTTCTTTGGACATCTCACGGGTATGGCCCAATGGGTCTGATGAGATCACAGGGTTGGCGGCACACAATGGATTCTTGTTTATCTTTGGCAAGCGTCAAGTCTTGATTTATGCAAATGCGACTACCCCATCAAGCCTGTCTCTGAGTGACACCATCAGCAACATTGGTTGCATTGCAAGGGACTCTATTGCCAATACAGGCAGTGATGTGGTTTTCTTGTCAAACAGTGGTGTGCGGTCATTGCTCAGAACCATTCAGGAGAAGTCTGCACCTTTGCGGGACTTGTCTAAGAATGTGCGCGATGACTTGATGACGATTGTGAATGCTGAGACATTGGCAAACATCAAGGCAGTCTATTCAGAGTCAAATGCCTTCTACCTGATTAACTTTCCAATTGCAACCCAGACCTACTGCTTTGACACCAAGGCGGCTTTGCAAGATGGTTCTTCACGGGTAACTGTGTGGGATTCCATCACTCCAACTGCTTTCGTTGCTAAACGCAATGGAGACTTGTTGATTGGCAAGAATGGATTTGTGGGCAAGTATGGCACTTACCTTGACCATACAAGCACATACCGATTGCAGTATTTCACCACTTATGCTGACCTGGGTGCGGCCAATGTCACATCCATCCTGAAACGCATTGCTGTGGTGGTGATTGGTGGTTCAAGCCAAGGATTCATCATCAAGTGGGGATATGACTTCACGGGTCAGTATTACGCAACTACATTGCAAATTCCTCAGTCTACTGTTGCTGAATATGGTACTGCTGAGTATGGGGCGAATGGTGTTCCTGTTGCCAACTACTCAGATGGTATTTCTTTGCAGACCTTGGTTGGTCAAACATCAGGCTCTGGAAAGACTGTGCAGACGGGTTATGAAGTGCAGATCAATGGGTATCCTGTGAGCATTCAAAAGATTGAAATTCAAGCCAAGAATGGCAAACTGGTTTAAGGAAGAAACATGGCAAATTACACCAAAACCACCAACTTTGCAGCTAAAGATGCTTTGTCGCCAGGGAATGCAAGCAAGATTGTCAAGGGAACTGAGATTGATACTGAGTTCACCAACATTCAGACTGCCATTGCAACCAAAGCAGATGGAACCTTCACCAACTTCAGCTTTGTTGAGAGTGGGTCTAATCTACTTATTCGTCATTCGGGAACTGATGTAATGAAGATTGACAGTTCTGGCAACCTGACTGTGTTGGGCAACATCGTGGCTAACGGCACTGTCTAATGAACGCAGTACAAAACAATCTCAATGTAACTTGCAAGTGCTTGCAGGTTCTTTTGGCATTGGGGGTGTGATATGGGAATGTTTACTGCATTTGTAGAAAGATTAAACGCGACTATTGCTGCTGGTAAAGAGGGTGCTTATCAAAGGGCACTTGCTATTAATCCAAATGCTCCTCCATTGCCAGAAGGTAGTGCTGTTGGTGAATATGGGCAAACAAATGTTATTGGTTTACCGTTTGGGACTCAGTTAACGCCACAACTTCAACAGCAATTGAAGGCATATCAGGATGCCGGATATACATTGCAGTATCGTGAGCCTCCAAAGGTTGATAAAGGGCCGTTATCATTTATAACAGACCCACTTGCTCAACTAGACAAAGATTTAAGCCTTTCTCAAAATGCACCATTGATCGCTTCAATTGCATTGAGTGTTGCGGCTCCAGGTGTTGGTTCGGCTATTGGTCAACAGATGATAACTGCTGGACTGCTTCCGGCAGCAACATCTGCGGCTGTAGCTACAGCAGTTGGAACTGGTGTGGCAAATGCCGCCCTACAAGTTGCTCAAGGTAAGTCTCCAGAAGAAGCGTTGAAAGCTGGTGTTATTGGCGCTGCTGGTGGTGCTGTTGGAAGTTATCTTGTTGGTGACCCTGGTGCAATAAATAATTTTGTTTCTAGCACATCAACCAATCTTTTGGCTGGCAAGCCTCCTGAAGAAGCTGTTAAGTCTGGAATTATCAGTTCTGGTGCTGGTCTTGCTGGTGGCACTGTTGCACAAGGAACTGGCTCTGCTGTTGCTGGACAAGTAGCTGCTGGAACTACTGCTGGATTACTTGCTGGTCAAACTGGTGAACAAGCATTGATTCGTGGTGTTTCCAACATAAAAGCAGACTCACTTATTCCAGACTCAGGAGTAACAGTTCCTACTGAACAACAAGCACTTGCTCAGCAACAAGATTTGCAGAATCAGTTGGCTCCTTTTGAGGTAGACACAACTGCATCATCATTTGATACAAAAGACATTATTAATGATGGTTCTGGATTCACACCACCTACACCAACACCGCAAACACCGATTACTGGAAATACTGGAGGAAATATCATGGATGAAGATTATGAAGGCGCATCAATGTCTGCTGGTCTAAGCGAATATTTAGCAGACCCTGAAGGTGCTGCAATGTATGCCGATCTTCAACGAGAACTAAATGCAGATCCTGAAGGCGCGTCAATGTCGGCAGGATTAAGTCAGGCAGTTCAAAATTACGCAACAGGAACTGGTTTAAAAATTGGCGATGTTGTTAAATTTTTTAAATCTAATCCAAGCCTGACAAAAGGATTGATTAGTGCTGGAATTAGTACTGCTGGTGGTTTATTGACCAATCAAGCCAATGTAGAAGCGGCACGAATCTCTGCTCAAGCAATGAGGGATGCGGCGGCAACAGCAGCAGAAGCACAGAAGTTTCGTCCTGTTGGCGTTACCACTCGCTTTGGTGCATCACAGTTTGGGTTTGATCCTACAACTGGTCAATTGACAAGTGCTGGTTATCAGTTAACACCAGAACTCAAGGCAATGCAAGACCGCATCATGGCTTTGTCTGGTCAAGGCTTGACTGAGGCAGAGCAAGCGGCTGGTCGGTATGCTCCTTTGACTGCTGGCGCACAGGGCTTGTTTGGCCTTGGTCAACAGTATCTGGCTCAGTCTCCTGAACAGGTTGCCGCTGACTACATGGCAAGACAACAAAACTTGTTGGCCCCTAGCCGTGAGCGTCAGTTTGCTCAGTTGCAAAACCAACTGTTTAACACTGGTCGTGGTGGCTTGTCTGTGGGCGCTACTGGTATGCGTCCAAGTGGTGCTGGTGGTTTGGGTGCGGCATCTCCTGAAATGGAAGCCTACTACAACGCTTTGGCCCAACAAGATGCGGCATTGGCGGCACAGGCAACTCAAGCTGGTCAACAACAAGTTCAGTTTGGCGCTGGTTTGCTAGGCTCTGGTGCTGGTTTGCTTGGAAGCTATACGCAAGGCTTGACAGGTGCTTATGCACCCTTCAGCACTGGTGTTGGCGTAGGTTCATCGCTAGAGTCTTTGGGTCAAGCGCCTTTGGATATTGGCGCACAGTTGGGTGGTAGGTCTGCCCAGGCTGGTGCTAATGTTGGACAAACCTTGTTGCAAGGCGGTCTATTGGGTGCTAGAACAACTCAGGCGGCATCTGGTGTTAGTCCTTTTGGAACTGCATTGACCAGATTTGCAGATAGTCCTGAAGCACAACAAGCATTGCTTGGAATGTTTACTGGTGGATCACCAGATCAGTATGAGCAACGTGCTGGTGTCCCATTTACACAACGCAACGTTTACGGCTAAGGAGTAATCATGGCATCAGAAATTGTTGGAAGTTTGTTCGGGGTAACTCCTGAGTTGTATCAAGAGCAACGTGACTTGATGCGTCAAAAGCAAGCAATGGAGTTTGCTCAACAAGACCCACGCACACAAGCAACCTATGCTTTTGGTCGTGCTGGTCAACAGTTGGGTCAAGCCTTTGGTGGTTTGATGGGTGCAGAAGACCCTCAGATGCGTTTGATTAGCATACGGAATTCACTGGCAAAACAGTTTGATGTAAGCACTCCAGAGGGGTTGGGTCAATATGCAAGTGCTTTGCAACAAGTTGGAGATACTCAAGGTGCATTAGAAGCTGCAAATATCTCTCGTAAGGCCGCTAGTGAAGTGGCATTGGCACAACAAAGATTGCGTGAGAAACAAGGTGTTGATCCACTACAACAATTAATACGGGCTGGTAAACATTTTCCAGCAAGTATTGCTGCGTATGTAAAGAGTGGCAACATTCAAGACTTAGAACTTATTGAAAAGCCTGTGGCAGAGCCAACAACTGATCCAATAAAAAATGCTAGGGCTATTGCCGCTGCTGAGTTTCCTGTTGGATCGCCCCAATATGAAGAAAGATATAAAGAAGAACTAAAGCGATTGACAGCAAAAGAACCAAAGGCTGGCAATGTAAAAGAAGTTGGTGTTGCAATGGGTAGCAGAGAACCTGTTTACCTTGATGTAAATCAAGACCTTCAATTTATCTACCAAAAAGGCGCAGATGGTAAGCAGATGCGTGTTCCTTATTTTGGTGGCGTGGACAGAGCAACGGCAACATCAACTACAAAAGTTGAAGCAGAAAGAAAACAAACAGAATTTGAAAAGCTGTTAGACAAAAAAGATGCCGACAGAGTAGGTAATGCAATGACATTACAAGAAAATGCAATAGCCTCATTAAATTCATTAAACAGATTAAATCAACTTGACCAAAGTGCGTTAATTAGCGGCTCTTTTGCAAGTGGCAGGGTTGGAGCAACAAACTTGCTTAATACACTTGGTCTTACAAGTGCTAAAGATCAAGATGTACTTGCAAAATCTGAAAATTATCAAAAGACTGCTGGTGATGTAATTCTTGCTACTCTTGGTGGAAGACTTGGATCAGGATTCTCGAATGCAGATCGTGAATTTATCCAAAGTCTTGTTCCTCAACTGGAGAACAGCCCACAAGCCCGTAAACAACTTATTGAGTTTATGGTTAAAAAGAATCAAGGAATTGTTGATGAAACAACCAGATTGGAAAACTATGCAAGAGACAAGAAAACTCTTAAAGGATATGTTCCAACAATTCCAATTGTTAATTTAGGCGCAAATGCTCCAAAGCCTTTGTCAGAATTAAGCAATGAAGAGTTGATGAATCAATTTAACAAATTGAAAGCCAAAAAACCATGAGCAGTCTACAAGATGTTGAAGCAGAAATGCAACGCAGAGGATTGACAACCTCTAGTCAATCTGTTTTTGATCCAGAAGAAGGTGGAGTTTCTGAGTTTAAAAAGTTTGGCGAATCTTTGCTTAAAGGTTCGGCTAAAGGCATTGTCAGTCTTGTTGGTGGATGGGGGAACCTGTATGACTACCTAAAAGGTAGCAAAGACCCAAATGCTTTTTCTAGCGCAGGAATTGCAAATGCCGTAAAAAATCTTACTGGCGTTAACATTCAATCAATTCAAGGCTATCGTGGTGCTTATGAGTTTGGAGAAGCTGGCGCTCCTGCTGCGGCATTAACTGCTGTTGGTGTGCCAGGATTGTTTGGCAGAGGAGCCAAGGGAACTCTTGGGGAATTTGGCACTGCTGGAACAACTGGAGTTCTTGCACAACAAGTTGCACCAGATAGTCCAACGGCTCAATTGGCCTTGCAAATGTCTCCTTATGTTGCCAAAGGTGGACTTACTGTTGCTGGTCAGCAAATGACAAAGCCAGCAGGCCTTTTCCCGCAAACAGCAGAAACAAGCGAGTTAACAAGAGTTGGAAGACTTACTCCTGGTGAACTTGGTTTAAGCAGAGAGCAATTGGCAACAGAAGCAAGAATTTCTGCTGAACCATCAACAGGAGCATTGCCATCTGAGTTCAAGAAGGCACAGGCTTATGATGTTGAGTCTTTTTTAACAAACTTGTTTAACAAAGCAAGCGACAAAACACTTAGCCCACCAGATGCTGTTCAAGCAGTTGTTTCTTCCTTTAACAACTATGGCAAATCGCTTTCTTCAAGATTGAGAAGTGATGCTGCAAAAGACTTCAGTGCCGCAAAAAGTGCTGGTGGATTGATTGATACAACGCCAGTTGTTTCAGTTATTCAATCTAAGTTGGGAGAAATACCAGTAGAAGTAAAAGCACTCGACCCAGTTAGAAATGCTTTACAAAAAATTATTGATGAGTATGCAATTCCAGCAACTCCGTCAGTTACAACCCCATCAACAATTCTTGGGCCAACTGGCGCTCCAGCATCTGTAACAGTTACTCCCGCTATTCCTGCGTCAAATTTAAAAATAAACATTGATCGATTGCAGAAAAACTTGTCTGCATGGGGTGAAGCGGCATATTCTGGAAAAGCAGATTTTGGCAAAGGAAACATCTTTGAGGGCGTTGCCCCTGGTCAAGCAAAAGGAATTGCAATATCGGTGTTAAACGGGTTTAAAAACTCCCTTGATGAAGCAATTGATGCTGGAGTTCCTGGCGCAGATAAACTTGTTGATGCCCGTGATAAGTTTAGACAAAACATCCAAAAAATTGAGCAGTTTTCTGACAGACCAT